GACCACAGGTAATGTATCAAGCAGTAATGAAGCTGGGCAACTCTGGGGAAGTTATTGCGCTAACATATCAGCGCGTCTAGGTTGTGCAACGCTTACGATTCATCATCTGAATAAAGGTGCGTTAGCTAATGATAGTGATGATGCTATGAGTCATAGAGCCGAGATTCGTGGTGCATCAAGTATTACTGACAGCGTGCGTTGGGCGATTGCTATGTGGCTTGCGAGCGTGGAGGATTGCGAAAGGATATGCGAGGAACAGCGAGTAACATATGAGCGTATGAGCGTGGTAAAAGCGGCCTTAGTTAAATCTAATTCTGGTAATGTTGACTATACTACCAAGACATTATTTAGAAAAGACGGAGTGTTAGAGCCATTAGAAGAATTACAAAATCCATTGAATTTATATGATCAATTTTAAATGAAAGAATTATACGAAGTAAAAAGAATATCTTATGAAGATACAAAACCCTATCTTCTTAATATTCATTACGCAAAACGTATGCCCTCTATCAGTTACGCTTATGGTTTGTTTCTAAACAATGTTCTGTGCGGTGTTATTACTTATGGTAAACCACCAAGCGCACCACTTAGAAAAGGCATTGCTGGAGAGGAAAACATACAATATATTTTGGAACTAAATAGACTTTGTTTAAAAAACAACGTAAAGAACGAAGCGTCTATATTAATTAGTAGATCATTAAAACAATTACCAAAATCAATAATTATAAGTTTTGCTGATACTGAGCAAAACCATATAGGTTATGTATATCAAGCGTGTAATTTTTATTATTGTGGTTTGTCTGCAAAAAGAACTGATTGGAAGATTAAAGGCATGGAACATTTACACGGACAAACCATAGCAGATAAATATAGAGGTTATAAAAATAGAGCGGAAGCAATCAGAAATGATTATGGCGATAGATTTTATCTTAAACCAAGACCAAGAAAACATAGATACATTTTTCTTGTTGGTAGTAAGAATGATAAGAAAAAATTTATAAAAAAACTTAAATATCCAATACAGGAATACCCAAAATTATGACATTACCGAATAAAATCGTTGGGAACTTTAGGGACATACTAGGGAATCTAAGGGACATACTAGGGAACGAGAGGGTCAACACTAGGGAAGGAGATGCCCATATATCCATACATATACATATGTATAAGAGAGCAATCCCCTTTAGGGGGATTGACTCTCTGGAAAGCGCGCACGCTTGCGCAGGAGAAAGATGAGAAGATTCGGACAAATAGACAAAGCTTATTGGTGGATAACGGCTCATGCGAGCGAGCGTGGAGAGAGAACTGCGCTTATACCTATCAGTCTTGCACGCAAGGAAGGAGACTTCTCGCGCGTGCGTCAATTAATTTGGCATTGGTATCGAAGCGAAGTCGCAGGGAATGAGGAGTTGTCTATGACTGCACGATTCGTTGGTTGGGCTTTGTGCGAGCGTTGGCGGTATGAAACTTGGTCTTCGCATGATGCGATTAGTTATTACGCGAAGATGACTGCGGTTAATCGTAAGAGTGTGGGTAAGGCGATTGCTGAGCTGAGTGATGCAGGGTTGATATGGATTGTTTTAGAAGGAGAGCCGAAGCGGTTGAAGAAATCCCAAAGCGGTGGGAAGAAACATTTTATTTTGGTTGGTTTAGCTGACTTGGTGCGTGAGTGAGCGTGAAAGAGAGCTAGGCATACCTGGAGAGGAGTGAAAGGGGGATCGTGGTCTATAGATACACCTAAGCTCGTAGATTCATTATAAGGGTAAAGTGGGGTTATACCTAATCTTTTTTTCGTGCGTGCTTGCTTGCGTGGCCTCCGTGCGTGAGAGACTAGCGAGAGACTTTAGGGGGGGTTGTCATCTACGGAGAGGTAATGACACTCTCGCTAGTCGTAACTTATTACTTGCGGTCGATTATTACTATTGCTAAAGACGTGAGTAGTAGCATTAAAAAGAATACTCCTACGAGCGATAGTATTATTTTTATAATCAGTTCAAGCATTAATATATTTGGTTACGGTTGAATATACAATTTTATTCTCTTTTAACATTTTTTCAACTTGGTTATTCATGTCGTTTATATTTGGGTTACCTTGCATGGTAAATTCAATCGTTACTTCGGTTATTAGTTCCTTTTTCTTTTTACCAAATACGCTATCCCAATTGTTGCGTATCTTGTTTATATCTTCCTTGCGTCTGCCAGATCCTTTGCCTGTCATATTGATGCTACCTCGTAATTGTCGTTTAAAATACTTTCCGCTATGAATTGTAATATTTCATCGCGATCATCGTCTTGATGTAAACCATAGGCTAAGACTACGTCTCTAATTTGAGTTTCTAGTAACCCTTTACTATCCCATTTATATACTTGGTCTAGTATGTCATCAAATTGGTTTTCTAATTGTTCCTGGTTATGTAAGTTGCTCATTTTGGACTCCTGAATAAATAGAATAATGCTTTTAGTTTCCATTCTTCAAGATGTCTAAGGTGCTTGGGAATATCGTTTCTGTTCATTCTAAGCCTGTACCTTGCCATCTTTTGATACATAGGCTATGTGCCTATCATTTTCATCGCGAAGCAAATATCCGCCTTCTCCTGTCGCTTTAGAGTGTGTTTCGGATATGTAGGGTAATTCTCCGCCAAAACCTTGATCTCTATAATGTGCTGAATATTTACCAAAAGCTATATTAAATGTCATATTGTTCATTGGTTTACTCTCCTCGCTCTCGCTAGTTTATTATTATGTTCTTTAACCATGTTTATATCTGGTTGTATATCTTCTAAGATTATCTTTTTAACCTCGCCTATTGTTAGGCCGTTTAGATCTTTAGTTATTATTTGAATATCCCTTAATTTAGGAATCCAGGTTTTATGATATTGTTTCTCTCGGTTGTCTATGGTGTAACACCAGTCAACAATATTGCCGTTTATGTTTATTGAAAAAATCATTTTCTGTTATTGCTATCGTTAATTATTAGAGCTGTTGCGTATAAACAGAACGCTATAAAAATTAATATTGGTAATAGTTGTAGGTCCATTATTCCCCTTTTTTATCAATTAAATTCATTAGTTTAGATATGCCAATAACCACACCAAGATAAACAGATGTTTCGTCTTTGTCTTTATAGGTTTCATATCCGTCATTAACTACTTGCTGTGCAAGTTTTTCTAGTTCTTTTTTAGTTAACATCATTTCTCCCTTTTTTGGTTAGTTAATTTTAAATATAGTTCATAGTCCTCGGTTGACATCATAATTTTCTGTCGTCTTCGGTCTACTTGTTTATTGTTGTTACCCACTCGTGAGAGTTCTGGATATTTTCTTTTAAGTTTCTTTAGTATGTTTTTATCTATTTCTGGCATTATTAGTCTCTATCCATATTTATGATGCCGTCATACTTTCCATGCTCGACGTCTATTTGATAATTATATAAAGCGTTCTCACAATCCCATAAAGCCTGGTATATCCTTGCTGGCTCTCTTGCTGTTTCGCCAGTAAATTGGAACTGGTTATGTTCATCGGCTAACTTGTGAAGGCTTACAATCATATTTTTAATATTTTGTAGCTCTAGTTCTCTGTCAAATTTTTTGCCTTCGTGTTTAGTCATTGCTGCTCTATTTAATCTATTCATTGTTTACCCCTTATAAGTTTTAATTTATGCCCTTGTTGTTCTAGGCGTTTATATTTATCTTGCATGGTTGCAAGGCATGAACCCTTAAAGGCTATAAAACCTTTAAGAGATCCATTGTTTATTATTATCTGGTATTTCATTAGGCCACCTCTAACAGATCATTGTTATCTATTCGGTAACATATAGATTCATAAATTTCATCTACTGAATAATCTATGTATCTATTTCTATACTCAAAGTCATCATTTACATAACTATGCACACTTACTTCTATTAAACTGTGATGTACAGTTATAAACATAAAATAATCTTTATATTCTTTTTGGTATTCTTTAATAATCATTACGCCACCTCTAACTGGTTTATATAATCCCAGACGATTTCCTCGCCTATGATATATACATACATATTGACTATAGCTTCTGGACTTGAAAAGTCTGTGAAAACTTCGCCAAATAAAGATTCTTCATAGTCTTTTATAAAATCAATAATATTAAAGGCTTGGTCTCCTAACCATTGAGTAGCTTTGTAAGTTCCAATGATGTAATAATCAGTATTAAAGATTTCATGATGCAAATCATCTGTATTAGTTAAAATCCATTTCTTGTCATACTCATTAATAGAATCATTAAAGTATTCTTGTATTTCTTGTTTTTTATAGTTCATAATTTTCTCCGTATCGCTTCGCGTTATTGCTAGGCTTCTACCACGAAAAGCCACAAAAAGTGGCTTAGGTGGTTGGGGGTTGTTTTAAAAAGCTATTCTTTTTCCTTCCTTGTCATACGCTTCATTGTCCGCCCATATATACATGTGAGGATTTTCTATTTGATGATTTTTATAATTTATTTTTCTTTGAATATGTAACTGTTCTTTAATTAAGCAATCAATATGTTTATCAAATCTTTCCTGGTCAATTAGATCATGTGCGTATTGTTCTGTAACAATCTCTAAATCTATTTTTATCTTTTTTAGTGATAATTCAAGAATGATTATTTCTGATTTGGTTTTAGTTAATTTATCCATATTTTTCTCCGTTTTTTTATGCTGTATATTTATACAGTAATCAAAACCTTATTGTCTTGATAAAGATATTATAAGATTAATTCATACGTAAATGCAACATTTTTTACTCATTATTTATTAAATACTTCTTTGAATGTTCTAAATAGCCTAGAATATCGGCATGAGTAAGGAGAAACCAGGAAGGAAAAGAAAGTTGGCAAAACTAACGGAAGATGACTATAAACAAATTTCCGCATGGTCTGGCGATGGTTTAAGTGAAACACAGATTGCAACATTACTTGGTGTAAATATCTCAACGATCACAAGAGAAAAGAAACGTAACGAGCAATTTGCACAAGCTATAAAAAAGGGAAGATATAAAGCAGTCCAACTCGTAGCTAACAAAGTGTTCCAGAACGCAATGGAAGGCAAAGAAACTTCCGCAATCTTTTTCTTAAAAAATAGAGATCCAGACAATTGGGCTGATCGCCAGGAAAAGGTTATCAACGTAAATCTAAAAGACGCCTTAACGCATGCATCCGCAAGAATAATACAAGGCGAAACAATAGAACCAGAAACGCTAAACTTAAAAGATGCAAAAGACTAACGCCAGCAAGCACGCGAGCAAGCGTGCATATATGCACAATAGCAAGATAGGTTGTGCGTTCTTGCGTATGCGTACTAATAGAACAGATAGCCCCATTCATGCGTTCATGCGTACTGCTATATAAATATGATAGGAAATAGATTTTACCCCCCCCTTTGTGCGTACGTGGGTGGTACGTATATATATACATTGTGGAATAATTTTTTGTAGGTATTTTAAATGAAGTATAAACCAGAAGAAGAAAAGCTATTGATGACCGAACTATGGTCGCCTGTAATCAAAGATAATCCATTAAACTTCGTCAAATTTGCCTTCCCATGGGGAATGAAAGACACCCCCCTCGAAGATTTTAAAGGACCAAGGAAGTGGCAGGAAAAAATTTTGCGAGAAATGACAATACACATTCAACGTAATGGTGTTAAAGATTTACCAGAGATGTTTAGAATGGCAGTTGCTTCAGGTCGTGGTATTGGTAAATCAGCTTTGGTTGCTTGGATTATTCTTTGGATGTTATCAACTAG